AAAATCCGCAAATGTAGTCAATGCACCTGTTGCTGTTCCCATGCTTTCAGAGAAATTATCCACACTTTCCTTTTTTCCAAATGCTCCGGTAAGTTCCTGTACTTCGTCAATAATCGCACCAGCTGCCTCTCCAAAGGCTGTCCCTACCTCTTTTGCATCTGTTTTCAGCACGTTCCAGTATGGAGATATAAGTTCGATTGCTTTTGGAATTCCAACGGACAATTTGTCAAATCCCGCCTCCACCTTACCGGTCATCCCATTGATTGCATCAATCACTTTAGGCTTTGCGAAAGTATCATAAAGCTTCATCATCCCGCTTACTGCAGATGCCTCCATGTTACTCATAGCACCTTCAAACGTTGTTACGGACGTAGCTGCTTCTTTTGCCATATCAGTCATGCCGATATTATTGATGGCCTGTCCGAGCATATCTGCGGTAATTGCACCCTTTTCCATTGCTCCTTTGAAGTCGTTCCCTAATGTTGGATTCAGCTTAATCAGTTCTTTCCGTAAGCCTCCAGCAAGCTGCGGGCTGGCATTAATGATCTGATTCCAATCCTGCGCATGTAAAGCTCCTGCCGCCATTGCCTGTGAAACCGCAAGTGCTACCGAGGAATATTCCTTTGCGCCTCCGCCAAATACAGCAACCGCATTACCAACTGCTTCCGTCAACTTATCTGCATCTTTGATTCCATTTGCAGAAAACGCCCCAAATGTACTCATAACATCCTGCAGGGAGAATACGGTTTTATCTGCATATGTTTTTAATGTACCTGTTGCTCCGGCTATTCTCTGTATTTCCGCTTCGGAATACCCGGAAAATCTCATAGCTGCCTGCAACTTATACATGGAATCCGATGTTTCTATCGTCTCTTTCGACAAATCACTGACTGAATTTGTCACCAGCGACATCGCCTTTCCACCGATTGCAGCCATTGCACCAAATCCAAGACCGCCGGTGAGAGTAGTTTTCAGATTATTTGCATATCCCTGGCATGATTTCATAACGGACGAAAAGTTTTTGTCCTGCGCTGATAATATTGCTTTTACACTATACGATTCTGCCATCCTCTCACTCCTCTCTATTCAGCAGTTTGGTTATTCCAGTAAATCTGGATGGTTTCCTTCGATTCTTCATCTTTCTCAGTTCTTTATCAAAATCAAAGAACTGCCGGAATCTCTTGTAAACTGGTTTGGTCTTGCCTTTACCGGCTTTCTTTTCTGCCTTTACCGCAAAATTCAAAAATGCCTGACGATGTTCATGTAAACTCTCATCAAGCATCCGAAGTTCTAACGCTTCCATCATAATCTCATATTCAGCCAGCGTTAGCTGATCTACCTGTTCAAATGATGTGAATCCAAAATATCGAAAACAATTCTTCGCCACTATCGTATACAGATCTTCATCTTCTACTGATTCTGAGCCATCTGTTTCTCGTACTCTCTCTCGATCTCTTCCACCATTTTCTTGGTAGCATTTGCTTTCGATAAAAAATCTTTTGTCTCCTCCATCAACGCATCAATATCAGCTTCTTCCGAATCAATGTAGGAATCTAACAATGCCTTTGTTACTCTTGGACTCTCGCCCTTATTTGCTAAATCCAAAAGATCTACCAGTGCATCTGGTTCCTGATCGATTACAACTCTGGCAATCAGATATCTTGCTCCTACTTCTTTTGTTGTTCCTGGCATTCCCTGAACTGGAATTTTAGCTGTTTTGTTTGCTTCTCTCAAAAATCCCATGCCAAATCTGAACTGATATACAGCTCCATCAATAGTAAGTTCCATCATATTGTCTTATCTCCCTTCTGTGCGACGTCACACATGCCAAAAGAGGACGAATCTTCTCGCCCTCTTAAGCTCCTGTCTTCTGAGTGTCTGTGAATACATACGCTGCTACTTCCTGCTGTTCTGCAGTTACTGTCGCATACCCTTTTACACCTTTACCTTCTAATCCGAATGTAAGTGATAATTCTACGTTGTCTTCAGCACTTGATGTCTGATCAAGTTCTGTAAGATATCCCTGGAAATATCTTGCTTTAAACTTACTGCTCGAACTTGCCTGTGGCTCTGCCAGATTCACTTCCCAGATTTCCATCTTTTCATCATTGTCCAGTGCTTCCTCCAACTCATCAATGAACGTATCTCCTTTTTTCAATAAACTGGATGCCGTGATTTCTCCTTCTGCAGTCCCAGGTGTACGTACTGCACCATCCTTGGTTGCCGTAGAATCTGCATCTTTTGATTTTGTACGTTCGTTCTCTGTCGTAAACGCAAGTGCTGTTGCATCATGATCTTTCTCTGTACTCAGGATACGGTACAGATACACGATCTTTTTACCCGCAATTGCTTCTGCAAATAACTGCAGTCCAAATAACTTTCTGTTCTTCACCATTGTCATCTCCTAACTAAATTTATATTCCACTTCTAAAATTCCCATAAGAAGTGGCTGTTTCGTTGTATTATCCGGCAGGATCCTTTGTGTCGGTCTCTGCATATTCCAGGCATAGTGCGCTGTATGTTCGATAGACCTGCAGATGTTTTTGATATCTGCTAAGATACCTGATACCGTTCCTCTCTGCCGCATATTATCATGCCAGACTTTCAACGTCAGATTCACTTCACCGACTATCTCACTCTTTGTTGCCTGATCGCTCTCCGTGCAATCAGCCAGATAGACGAATGGATACGGAGTGTCTTTCAGCGGTAATACCGTATCATATATTCCAATTCTTGTTCCCTTATATTTTTCTCTCAGTGCTATTAAAAGTGCACTGAACATTTCCTGCTGTGGATCCATGCTTATCACCTCACGAGCTTTTGTAAATCCGACTTAAATTTACCTTTTTGTTCATCGAATGCTGGCTTTAAGTATGGCTGTGCCTTCATGAATCTCGTACCGAGTTCTACATATGCTCCATAGTCTGCCGTTGGTTCAACTTCGGCAGTCTTGCCTCCGTCTGTCATTTCAAGAGTAATACTCCGCCTCAGATGTCCCGTATCAACAGGCGCTTTCTCCTGTGCTTTTCTCTGCATCTCTGAACCATTTTTTCTTACAACAGTTCTCACTGCCGATAAATCCATGTTTTTTGTCAGTTTGGCTTCTAGCTTCTCAAAGCCAATCACCTGTACTCCCATCACACCACCTCCGACACAAAATATATCTGCTTGGTCCTTAGTTTCCTGCTAAAATCCACACCATAAACCTTATTGTCTATGCGGATCCTATCAAACGGTTGGTTATAATGATTCTGCAAATGAATGGTAAGGCTTCCTTCCTTTATACCTGAATAGACAAGTATCATTGTATTTTCTCCAGTGTCCATAACTGATGCATACCTTTTTACTTCTGACACCTTATCATCGACATAATTACCAGTAGCCGGATCATACTCTCCAGGGGTGAGTTTCTGGAAATATATAGGTGTGTCATATCTCATAGGAATCTCACCTTACCTTTCTTTGATTCTTTCTGATCATCCAGATATGCCCGGATATCATCCATATATCCCGCAAAATCATTCTCTGACCAAGAAAGACTTTCACCCTCGACAGTGTGAGCGGAAAGTCCTTCTGAACCGATTCTGTTGAACCGTATGATTGACACATCCAGGATGATATAATTCATCTCTTCCGGAGGCTCCAATCCCCCGAGAAGAAAGCGCAGTCTTTGTTTGGTGGCCTTCAAAATCAGCAATAGTTTATTTTCTAACTCCTCGTCTATTTCTTCCGGCAGTCCCAACAAGACTTTCAGATCTTCAATCATACGCTCCTCCTATTCTGCCGGCTCTTTATTTTCGGGTACCTTATTCTCAGATTTCTTCTTTCTGGCTTTTGGTGGTTTTTTCAACAGTATCTGTGTCGGCTGTATTATCCAGATCCTCTTCCACCAGTTCAATCAGCGGCGTGTGCTGTTTATTGTCACTGCCGGCCAGTTCCTTGATTCTTTCCTCACTGACATCTACTCCCTCACGAGGGAAGATATCTCCCTCGTTATAGGAGTGATCATTATCATGAAGATCAATAAAATGTTTGATTACTTTATACATGCTTCCTTACCTCCTATGCTCCCGGATTGACAGTTACAGCTACATCACCAGAGCGAACAGCTTTGTAGTTCTGATCACATTCAACCAGTGTGATATGGTGAGTTGCTGTCGAAGCAATCTCTGATTCACCATCCCACTTAGACCAGTTCTTAACATCCATACCGTAAGTTACTGCTGTTGCAGCTGCAGCATCTTTGTACTTCCAGCAGTTTCTCATTGACATTAACTGCTCTTTCACTGTCAGCTTTGTGGTTCCTGCTTCTGATCCAGCCTCTGACGTTACCCTTAACGTTCCTAATGTCTGTGTATCAGATTCTCCTACAGAGATGTAAGCAATTGCATCCAGATACTCGCAGAACAGACGTAAGCCCATGATTGCGTAGTTATCGGAAATCATACGGCTGTATGTTCCTTCTGAGTGGAATCCGATAAACCCTGTCTCTGAATCCGTTGTGAATCCAAGTCCAGCTTTGGCAAACTCTGAATCTCCCGGATCAACATAATATGCAATCATATTGTTGAGCGGTGTTGCAATTACAACATTCTGCGGGATCTCAGAAGTAACAAATACCACATCCGCTCCAAGGAAATTTGTCAGATACTTAAAGCCGAATGCTGTCTGCAGTGTAATATCTGCTGCACCGAGATACTTGTACACATCCAGAGTATTTACCCAAACAGCTACTCCGGTTGCCGTTCTCTTCATCTTCTGGAACTTAGCCACAACCTTTCCGATTGCCATTGCAACAGCCATCTGCCAAGTTGTTTCGTGTCCTGTAAGAGATCCGGCTTTTAACTGTGCGTAGAATTTATCAGTCACTACATTCTGCAGATCGGACTTGAACTCATCATCCGTATCCTGTACTGCCGCCTCATAACCTTTTTCCGAAATGGCTTCAAGAGATACGCCTTTACGATATTTTTCAATCTTGATCGTATCAAAAGGCTTTTCTTCTACTGTGTATCTGGACATCGGGATTTCTTCGCCTTCTCCAACATCTCCTGACTGCAGTTCACCTTTTACCGTTTTGGTCTTTAATACCGAATTGTTTTCCTTCCTGATCATTCTGGTAATTCCCAGAATATCTAACAGTGCCTTCAGGTTCTTACCAAAGGATGTGACAAAGTCGATCTCTCTGGCTTTTACCTGGACCTGCACTTCTCCTGTCAGGTTATTCGGTGCTGCAAATACCTGCAGACCTAATCTTCTAATATCATGCATGTTTCATACTTCCTTTCTTACTGAAATAATGTGATGTTCTCAGCAATCAGCTTCTGTCTTTCTGACGGATTCTTTACTGCTAAGATCTGATCCTTTGTCATCGATGGTTTATCTCCACCATTGCCTGCTTTTGGAGGTTTCCCTTTTAAAGCATCTTTCACTGCATTCTGTACCGCTTCCTTGTACATGGTTGAAAAAGCTTCTACTGCTGCCTTGGTTCCATCTGCATCTTCTGCTACAAGGTTCATAACCAGTTCATCTGGAATGTTGATATCCTCATCTGCCAGCATCTTGCGAGCTTCTTTCGCCATGTCTGACCGGGCATTCTGGCGCTGCATTTCTTTTAGAGCATCCTCCGCTTTCTTTGCCCGGTAGTTTGCCTTTTCCTCATTGGTCATCTGTGCAAGCTTTTCAGCCTCTGATACCTTATCGTCCGTCAGTGTCTTCCATTTGGTCTGTGCATTTGTCACAGCCGTATTGACTGCCTTCTGGACACGTCGGTCGAACTCTGACTGATTCCCTTCCAGTGCCAAAAACTCATCAAATGACATTGTTGTGTTGCCGTTATTTCCAGGATTTCCCCCAGCTCCAGCACCGTTTCCTTCTCCGGATCCGCCACCGTCTCCTCCAGGCTCTGTAAATAACTGCAGGTTGCTCATTGGAATTCTCCAGTGATTATTCATGTGTTTCATCTTATCTATCCTTTCCGCCCCGCCCTATTCATTTAAGCCCAGGTCGTTGCATCTTGAATGTGTAGTTTAACGACATCCCGGTCACATTAAGTTACATGATCCGGACATACTCCGGAAACTCCTCGGCAATCATACAGATGCCAATGAAAAAGGAATCCACCAGAGTTTTCGACTTCTCTGATAGATTCCCATACTTTATATCCACCCTTCCGGGAGATATCTCATATTCAATTTTATCGTCTGTCAGGTCCTTTATGGACTTGATCAGTGTCAGTGCAAGTGCTGTTACACCGGCACAGACAATATCTGATCCGGAAACAGCATAATTTGCATGTCCAGATATCTTTATTTCATCCTTGCGGACAGTTACTTCAATCAAGGCATCCCACCTCCTGAAACGTGGCAAAGATTTTCGATGATTGAATTGCTAACCAATCCACCATTTCTTCATTTTGCGCCCAAGCGGATATCATATTCGAGTTTGCAGATAAGCCGCTCTCTTCCAAATATGCATGTATAATTTCATGTCTCAGCACACGGTTCATATGTCGTTTTCTTCCTTCATCCGTAAAATCTTTATCCTTGTTTTTCAAAATATAAATTTCTCTATTACATCGATTAAACAAACCATCTGCATATTCTCCCACGCCTTTCAATCGCTCCGGATACTCGTCTACAAAACGAATATCGTAACATGTCCCCATAATACTAACATTCATATCTTGCAATCCTGTCACCTCCTTGTGCTAAAATGAGTATAAAAATACCACCAATCATTATGATATGATCAGTGGTATCTATTCTATAAAATCTGGCAATTCTTTTTTCAGCTTTAATGATTTTTTTATATCTCTCACATACGCTTTATATGAGCCTTCTCCGTATTCCAGCTCCATATATCCATCAGGAGTACGACCGAACATTTTGTAGTAATCGTCATATAGCTTTTTCAACTCTTGTGTCATTTTCCCATACCACATTACTTCATCAACCTCCTGATTCTCTGCTCAATTTCTTGACTCATTTCTGGGAATATTTTCTTTGCCATTTCCAATGCTCTCCCATCCGTATAAAACATACGTCCATACTGAGCCCAACTTTCTTTTTCCAAGCGTCCAGACTTTTTCCAATAGTCGGTCTTGTGCGAATATCCCATTAATATATCCCCATTCGACATACCATTCAAAATATCTGAAATTCCTCGGTACTCTTCTTTGAATTTTATTCCATATTTGCTAACCTCAAATGCTTCTGGATATTCTAAGTATAACATTTCCTCTATGCTTTTTCCATATCCTTTCGCTTGATTCTGTAATCGTCTATAATCTTTCTGAACAGAATTCTTTAACATCCCACTTTCCACCAAAGCATATGTATCATCAATTTCATGAAACAGTTCATGCGCTATCGTATCCGATCTTGCATCTTTTGATAAATATACCTTCTTCTCTTTTGCCGAATAATATGACTTTCTGCCACTTGATCTTGCAATCTCAGTTCTACTCAACGATTGTTTTAACAATGTCTTCACATCTTCATTCGATACTGTCTTCAGACTTTCTTTAAAGTTCTTCTTCTGTTTTGAAACGCCTGTAATTCTGTTCACTAACCGTTGTCCAATCTCTGATTCATAAGTCTCTTCTTCATGTAATTGTTTCCAATCTTCAAAATTTAATCCATGTTCTTTATAGCTGTTTATCCACTCGTTATAAGCCTCATCATCCATATATGCTGCAACACTACAATGACATCCGGGATGCATTGGCGGAGCATTCTCTCCAGGCATCATATCATCTACCTTGAAATGCTTTCCATCAAGTGCCCTGCATACCGCACACGCATCACTGTTGCTACAGGCAATATACTCATACTCATCAAATCCATTTCTGACAAAAGACTGCTTCTGAGCTTCTGTCTGCACCCTTGCAAGTTCTGTCGTCATAAGTCTCTGTGCATTATAAGCACTGACACCAAATCTCTTCTCCAGATGCTTTGCAAGTTTCTTCGGATTCTCTCCTTTGATCAGTCCTGATGCAAGTAATCCTTCCATCTCTGCCTTGAGCATGCCCTGATACATCCAAATACGATCCGAATATGTCGCATTCTTAAACGATGCATTCACAATTGCATGAGCGTATTTTTCATTCTTAAGAACGGACTTGCCAAGGATACCGGCTTGCCTCCGAAACTCTTTCAGTGCTCTTTCTGTCAGCTTCTTGCCAAAATACTTCTGCATCTCATCAAACCCTGATACCATCTCAAGACCAATATTTGCCTTCAGGAGTTCCAACCGGTTCACCTTCATGGTCAGATTATAGATCCGCATCTCTTCATTTGCCCGATTGGAAAAATCTTTTGTTTCAACATATTTCTTTGCTTTCCGTTCATATGCTGCAATATCCAGCTTGCTTACTCTCTTCTTTGCCTCAGCCATCGTAATGCCTTCTTTAGCAGCATACTTGGTATAGAATCCGTTGATCTCTTTATTGATCTCGTCCATCATATTGGCATATATTTCTTTGATCTGACGATTATACTCAGCTTCTTCCTGAATATTATGTTTCTTTGCTTCCGTTTCCCGGTTCTTCCAGTACTCCTGACTTGCCATCACCTGCACCTCCGAACATCTGCATCATAACAGGATCTGTCTTGGCTTTCTCCTGTTCATTTTCGATTTTTTTCATCTCATTCTGGACATTATCCACAACAGACAGCACGCCAAGCTGTGTTTCCTGCGATACGATTCCATCAAGATTGCCGGCAATCTGGCTCTCTTCCAGTACGTTCGCCGGAATATTCGGTGTGAAATGATAATGCAGCTTCACCCAGTCATCTGCTTTCATACCGGATACCGGATTTGAAAAGATTAGCTTGTAACGCCGGTTCATGCCAGATGTAAACTTTCGTTCCTTTGTCTTGGCCAGATTACTCATCCCCTGCAGCTTATATTTCATGGCAATACCGGAACTTGTCCCAAAATTCTCATCTGAGATATTCGCAACCATGCAGATATGAAAGATTAACTTTTCCAGACGGTCAATCAAGTTCTCCTGTGTAGCATCTCCATCTGGTTTTTGCAGAAAATCTACTATTACATCCTCTACATCTTCGCCAAGATTGATAATTCGGTTGTCTCGAATATGTTCCAAATCACCTTCATCCAATTTAGCACCCAGAACTTTCATATATGCATCGGCAAAATAATCGACATCATTTGCTTTCTCACTGATTGCTTTGTTATAGGCATCAATCATGGACATTGCCGGCTCAAATATGCTTGTGCGCTCTTTATTCTCCACATATTCACTGGCCGGTATTCCATCAAAGCCATGTATCTTCTCCTCTTCCTCCCAAATAAGCTTCCCTTTTTGGGTAAACCACCGAACCTTGGTTTCATCCGATACGCTTCCATGCAATACATTATTGGAATCCATATACAATCGAACAAAATACCGTTCCCTGCACAGTACCGAATCATCATAGATCATAAATGCATCAAATGGAGTCAGGTAGGTAATCCCGATGTTCCCCAGTTCGTCCACATAATACATCTCATATCCTTTACCATAGATACAACAGATCTTCGACAGCTCTGCGTTATTATCATCCTGATCGTTATACTGATCCAGAAACTCCACATAGTTTTTAATGTGATCCGAAGCATCATCTACGGAAATCTTAATTGGATTTCCGATAAAAAATCCATTGAATGTGTCCACCATATACTTTGCAAAGTTAACTGCAATACGGTTATCCGGTTTATAATCCGGCTTTGGCTCCTGGTGGAAAATCTGGTAATCAGTTTCATATGCATCTTTCAGATATTTAAACCGAAAGGCGCATTCTGCATCATGCTTTGCTATAAATTCGTTCAGTTTATGATCTGTCAATTCTTCTTCTGACGGTAATCGAAATAACACTTTACAGTCCTCCTTTCAAGTTTCTATTTAATTTCGGCTTAGCCTTGCGTTCTTCCTCAATGGAATAACGCAGCATCGCCATTGCATCATCAAAAAATGGAACTGGTTCTTCCAGATAAGTATTTGTACGCTCATCCTTCTTCCACTTCCATTGCTGTATTTCCTTTATGGTATTCACACAGGACGGATGTATGTGAATCCTGTGCTGTTTCAAATAATCTATCTGAGCATGCACACTATTCGTCTCTTTATTGACTCCCTTTGCTCTGTATCCGGCTTTCTGCCACATCTTGATACGATCCGGTTCTGCAGAGTCACACCACATCCTCAGTTTCTTATTGAATCTTCCTGCTGCCAACTTAATAATCTCTTCTGTATCCATCTCATAGATATATAATTCCTGAAAGAGATACAAGTCACCATCTTTGAATCCAACCTCACCAATGCAATTGGCATGGTTAAATCCAAAATCCTGCGCATTTACGATATAATCATAATTCTCCGGATTCCGGTCAAATTCTTCTATGACATAATTTTTGAGGATCAGTCCTGCAACCTCTCCCCATTCCCCCAGTCCATACACTCGATAACCTTCTGGATCTACTTCCTTACGGCGGAGCATGCGTCTGTGATACGCTTCATCGATAAACCGGTTATTCTCATAAGTTGACTGGTGCGTCAGTACGTCCGGATCTGTCCGGTCAAAAAACACTTTTTTGATCCAGTGATGAGCCGATACCGGATTGAATGTCATCCTGATCTGATAAAATTGCCCCTCAGGAAGCTCACCTCGCAAACGGTCATCAATAATTTCAAAATCCGACTGCGTAATCTCCGTAGCCTCTTCAATCCAGACATCAGTCAGCTTCCCCCGTTTAAAAGTAATAGACTTGAGCTTTTCGCGTTGTTTCTCATCATTTACTCCACGAAATATAATCTGGTTATAATTACTCTTGCATTCCAGGAGCATATTGGAACTATTGATGTACCAATATCGCTTATAACTCTCTCCAAACATACGGAAAATAGCACCCTGCAATTCTGCAAAAGTGCTATCCCTGTTTGTTACATCTGCTTTCCTGACACACAGAAGATTTCTTCCCGGATCATTCATTAAGCGTAGAATATAATGCTGTGCCGTATCCATACTCTTTCCGGAACCAGCAGAACCTTTCATGACTATATACCGCTTCTTGCTGTGATCAACTTCTTTAAAACTGGCATTTGCCTGTACATTTATTTTCACCCTGTATCAGCCTCACCATAATCAATTGTGATATTCAGATCCATATCAGTATCCATGTCTACCTTGTCTGTAAATAGCGCATACCTTTTACCAAGCAGTTCCGCAGCTTTCAGCCGTTCTTTTTCCGATGGTGCTTTCTCCATCGTTCTCGCTTCACTGCAGCCTTCTCCTGTTCCTTCAACTACAATCTCCTGTGCCCGGCTTTCTCCCCGAAGAACAGAAGTTAAATACTTGAGGACCTCATCCTGATCAGCAATGCGCTTGGATTCCTTTTCCGCCATCCTCTGTGCGATATACTCTTGAACCTTAACATTTCTTAACAATCTACTTGCCGCTGCAGCTGCTGTAACATCATTCTTAACATTTGGATACGCCACTTTGTAAGCCCGAGTGGCATTTAAATCGATCAGATATTCATCTGCAAATATTTTCTGTTTTTTTGTCACTCGGACTCACCACCTTTTCTATCTTTTTTGTTATTGATGGATCATACAGGTATCGAACCTGTGACATTTCGCTTATGAGGCGAATGTTCTACCGCTGAACTAATGATCCAATTTTGTGTATTAGAAAAGCACCCCGGAGGGTGCTTTTACTACACGTCATTATTTATATCATTATCAATAACTTTAAAAATTCTCTTTAAAACCATAAACAAATTCATCAATAATGTGAATACAAGATAATAAATCATCAAGCTACTAATCCGAGAATAGCTTTTTGAAAATAATTCCACAAAACATATAATCAATATAATTATGCTATTGAGTATTTCGTACATAATAGAATAATAGGTTTCTTTCAAAAGCTTCGCTGATATTGCTGCTTTGTTAGCGTTGTATTCTTTATCGCTAATTATTCTTTTTCGCATATCCAATACCAAAGTTAACATAGTAAATAACATCGACGTTAAAATGGAAATAATTACCGTAATTATATTAACCACATCATCATCTATATTCCTTATCCTCACAAGTGCTATAGAAACTAAAACTGGAACTCCAAAATACAAAAATAATGATACCTTTGAATATCTGTTGTCAGACGCTTTGAAACATTCTAGATGCCTGTTTATAATCTCATAACAATTAAGATATTTCTTTTTAAATACCACACGCCCTACCGCTAAAACAATTACTGCTATCAGCAGCAACCCATACGGAGATGTTACATTGTTAAATATTACTTTTACCATAAAATCATCTCATTTCTACTCAATTGCTCCCTTTGCTCTCAAATACTCTTCTCCGGTTTCTTGCATCACCATGCATAAACTCTCGAATGTTGGATGTCCGTTTTCAATAACAACTAAATTAGTTATATCCTCATTGACAACTAACTGATTTAAACCTTTCAAACTAATTGTCTTGTCCCTTTTTCCAACTGAAAATTCCATTTTAAAATCATCAATTTCAAAATCATCTAATTCAACAATAGAATTATATGCTCTTTCACCTCTTACACATTCCATGATTTGATTGTATTTATTATGTACAAACCCAATAGGTTTTCGAATTACTCTTTCTCTTATAACTTTCGAAGTTCCTCTGTCAACTCCATATCTATCAGCAGCATCATCCGGAATTCCATAACTTATTAATCTTATTGATTTAAGCACTCCATGCGCCAATAGCCTTTCCATATAGCCTCTTGGAACTATTGGATTTAAAACTGCTCTCAGCTGTCCGTCCAATTGTCTTACATATTCATTGAACTTTTTCTTTATTATACCCGTAATCCCATTTCTACCTAACGATTGAACTAAAACAATGCCTTCTGTGTATTCACCGCATGGTACGATCACACAGCAGCCAAACGGTAAAACATCAGCTTCTTCTACGCTTTTATTGTGTGTAATCTCTCCAGTCTCACTATTTACAATCTCTGATTCCTCTCCATAATCTCCAGTCTTGATTCTTAGATATAGAATCTGGTAGACATCTTGTTCTGCATCATTCCTAACCGTTTGAAAATCCACATCATTGTAAGCAAAAATATTCTCTGTTGTCCTGTCCCGGTTATATTCATCAATTGCAGCATTGGCTATGCCGTAAAAATGATCCAATAAAGACACTCCATAAATATTATGCAGTTCAAAATTATTATGTTCTTCATTACGAATCTCAATTCCATAAGCCGTTAATCCAACAAGTTTCATATTGCCTTCCTCCCATATCTAAAACCTACTCCCATAATACATCTTTTTTCGACATTACGCAACGGAAAAGACACCCAGCAAACCCAGGTGTCTCTTCATGGTTTTAAATATCAGAGGAGGAACCATCAAAAATGTCTTACCTTGTTACATTTCATCAATTCCAGTTTATACTCTATCACTTTTTATCCGGACATTGTGGGACATTTTCAAAATATCTTTGAATTTTTTTACGGACGTTCTCATCTGTGTACCGGATCCGGCGCTTCGGAAACATTTTGTTCATCTGATCTGCAACCTTTGGATACGATAAGTCATCCAGAAAATACAGCCGGAAGATAATCCGCAGTTCACTCTTCTCAATGGATTCTATGTACTCTTCCACCTGGATTGTCATTTCCAGAAGTTCTTCCTCCAGCTCCTCAAGCCTTC